TCTTTATATTCTTCTATTGTATTATATTCTGCTACTATCATAATCCAGAATTCAAAATTAAATTCATATCAGCTTCTGCTGATGCTTTACTTACATAACCACAATAAGCTACATATTTTACATCTCCTGTTCCATAAATAGGATTTAAACGATATGTAGCACCGATAGATATATTATCGTTTACAGATATTTGATTAAACCAATTCCCACCTACATCATCAACAGAAAACGATAATATTTCTACACCGTCAATATAGTGGAAGTTGTCAATTCCATTATTAACTAAACTAACTAACTTCCAACCGCTATATGTTGCAGCAGTTATTTGATTTGATACTGACCCAGATTTAGAAACTTGAAATCTTGAATTTTGGGATAATGCGTAAAGTCTATATCTATCTGACGTGTCACTTGTACTGTCTGACGTAGCAAATGTTTGTATATTGTTAGCATCAAAATAAACCAATGCGTGGATAACTCCAGTTGCATCACTACCCCTAAAAGCACTTGATGTATTATATTTTAATCCTTGTGAACCGCTAAAACCAAAACCATTTGATGTTAGTGTAGGTTTTTCAACTGCTGTTGGATTAGTCATATCAAACCCCCCAATGCTACCACTATCAACAGCTGTTATAGTAGTGCTTACATCAGTTGCGTTTTGATAATTCCATTCGTGTAAAGCACTTGGTAAATTAAAAGATGTTCCAAAGCCTTTACCAACTCCGAAAGGACTTAAAAATTTATATATACTAGGCATTACTTCCCAAGTTTATAAACCATTAAACTACCACCAGAAACCGTCACATCTGTAAAAACTTCATCATAAGGTGTCAATATTGCTCCTGCTGGTATAGTTTTCCCAGTCAAGTTAATATCACTCATAACATCTGTACCAGTTACAGACTTGTTAGAGCCTTCTTTTAAAGTCGTAAATGTTGCAGCTTCTAAAACTGTAATCATATAAATATCTTGATTTGTTGCTGAATTATCAACAAACATACAACCATTTTCTCCTATTAATTTACTATTGTCATCCATTTTAATATAATATTATGCCACCGTTTTGTGATTGTTTACCACAATATAACGGATAAGCGTTAGTATTTGTTTTTCTGTATTCTTTAATATAATTATCTATTTCATCTATAAAAGTTTCTGCTTTAGCTAAATAATCATCTCTTATTTGTCCATAACCTAAATCACTAACTGCATCAGCAGTATCAGATAAATTTAAAAACACACCACCTTTAGCTACTTGACTTCTTAATTGTGGTAAAGAAACATATACTACATAGTGAGCTAATGCTGGTTTTATATAGTCATCTAACAAAGTATCATTTGCAGTAGTTAAAGAAGTTCCTGCAATTTGTGTAGTTAATTCATCATAAAAATCAACACCCAAAAAAGGTTTTATATACTTTCTTTGAGTCATTAAGATATACTGGTCAAAGTAAGCCGTATCAATATTTGCATCAACAATAGCTAAACTTTTAATCTCAGTCGTTGTTATCATCTCCGTTGTTCGGCTCATCTTCTTTTTCTTCTATTGGTTCATACCCAAGCAACTCACGTTGCTCATTAATTGATAATACTTCTTTAGGCTCAATTTTATCTTCTATTCCTACTGGAGCAACATTTAAGACACCTAATTTAACATTCTCAAACCCTGCTATTGTAAGTAAGTCGTTAAACATTCTTAATAATGGGTTTTGAAATTGTGGCACAACAACACCTTTTAAAGCTATATTGTACTCGTTTCTTATTTGTTGATTACTCCCTAAACTACCTGCTTGTGATATACCAGCTAAACTTGCAAACCATCTATGACCTGCAATTATAGTTTGTGTGGCTAAATTTTGTAGTTCTAATAATTCTCCCTCTCTTGCCGTTGTAAATTCAGTTATATTAGTTGCTTGGTCTAAACTATCAACTAATTGAATTAACATTTTGTGATTGTTACCCTCGTCTGTAAAACTGTCTTTAATCTTATCAACATATTCTTGCTCTGTCATTCCCTCTGGAGCTTGTCCAACAATATCCATAGCAACACTTGGAAAGAAACCGTTTTTAAGTTTGTCAAGATTGAATTGTACAATTTTATATTCTACATCAGCCCATTTTAGTATTTGTAAATGTTCTGGTAAACCATAATAATCGTATTCGGGTACATCGTTTTTAAGATGTATAATAAACTTTTTTTGTGTTGTGTCTAATTCTCCATTCCAAAGCTCTAATGTTTCAACTGGGTAGTCTTTATCATTATAAGTTGGCTGGTTTTCAATATCACGCCAATAAGCACTAATATAAGCCGTTTCTTCACTTATTCTTACCTTACTTGCATCTTGATAAAATAGACTTGTAAACTCATTACCTTTATGAACTTCAATATAAGCGTTACCACTATAAATAAAGTCATAAGCAGATTTGCTAAATAACCAATGTAAAGATTGTCTTTTGTTATTTACTTCGTTTAGATAATCAAGAGTTTTAACGTCTAAATCTTTTTCCTGCTTATCTTCTCCATCAACTTTATACGAAAAGCCTTGCCCAGCAGTATAAACTGCTTTAGATTGTAATATAGCACCGTGAGTAGGACTTCTTTTAGCCCTTGCTGCTAAATCATTAATATAGATATTATCACTATCCTTGAAAAATGGAAACCACTTAGTCTGCTTTGTGCTTTTTGCTTCCTTTTCTTGTGTTTGATTTATGTCCGTTGTTACCGCCATTGCTTTTATCTGCGGTGTTTTCTTTTGCGGTACTGCTCGATGTCTCGGTTTCCTCGCTTGTGGTTTCTTGTTCATATTCTTCTATAAATTCGCATCTTGCGTTGAATAATTTTTTTAGTTTTCTTTGGCTTAATTCGTGTGTTAAAATGATTATACCATCTCCACACCACTTTTTACCCAAACCACTCTCTTTAATTCTATACATAAATTTTTGTTTTAATAAAGAGGGGATTTTAAACCCCTCTAATTATTAACTTCCGAAGCTAACTGTACCACTTGCATTAGTGTCAATGTCGCCAACGTATTCTCTAGCAATTTCGCCAGATTTACCACTCATTGTAATCATATATGCATTTTGACCTTGTAATTCAGCCTCTAATATTGTTGTGATATTTGCTCTTAAAGCTGCATCACTTCCTAATATCTCATCATAACCTACAATAAAAGATTGGTTATAAGTTCCAGTAGAAATATAAGTTTCAACTAAACAAATCAATTTACACGAAGTAAATAATTCTTGTAAAGTTTTAGCTTTTGCTTTGTCTATTCTTGGTGTCATTGCTTCAACAGTATGTTCTTGTAAAGAACTTCCGTTTTCTCTTGACCCTTCTGCATTGTAACTTCCACTTTCGTCATCAATTTGGATTTCATACCAAACATCAGAAGTAGCATCTAAAGTAACAGCAGTATAGTCGTGAGAAGCACCAGCAGTAAAAGAAGTTACGTTTTCTCTGTTTATAACAAATAAACGCTTAATTCCACCACGTCTGTTTTCATCATCACACGTTATAAGAATATCATTAGATAATTCTGCCATTTTTATTAATTTTTTAAGTTAAGAGGGAGTATTTAAACCCCCTCTATAATTATATTAGTATGCTACACAAACATATTCGTAATGCATAGTCTGAACTCCTAACTTGAATTTAGTTGTTACTTTCATTTTCTCATCATCATCATCAGCATATCTTACTTTAAATGAAGTAGAACCTTCAACAACATCAGAACCAAATACTAAGTTATCTTTAGCAGTATAAACAATTAAGTTTGAACCGATACCAAGACCACTTCCCGTGTAGTGTGGGTTAGTTGAGTCAGCTAAGTTAGTGTCCCATTCTGGTACAGCAACTAATTCAACACCTCTAAACATATATTTAGCAACACCATCTTGAATGTATCTTTGTCCCTCAATGTTTCCTTGATTTTCTAAAGTAGTAGCATAGTTATCAATAACTGTATTAGTTACATAGAATTTTTTATCCATATTTGGCACTGCTCTTAATGTAGCAGTTTGAGCTGACCATATTTGTCTTAAAATACCTAAAGCACCATCAGTAGCTAAAGCATCTCCAGTTTCAAAAGATGTAGCATCCATATCAATAAAACGAGTAGTTCCGATTGTAGCAGAGCTATCTGTGAAGTTGGTAATCCAACCGTCAAATTGGTTCCAGTCATTATCAGCATCATTTGCATCAGCAAACCAAGCAATTCTATGAATGTCAGAAACAGCAGCTTTTAAGTATTGTGTTCTGATAACATTATCAATAACAGTTCCACTTAAATCATCTCTATTAACTCCACCTTTCATTAATTCAGCAAAGATAGTGTCATCCCAAGCATCAACACACTCCTCTAAGTTTGCTTTAATCTTTTCAACAGATAAAGTCTTATCAACGATTGTCGTAGTACCACCAGCAGCACTAAATCCACAAGTTGAGTATTTTCTTAATATTTTAGATAGAGTTTGTGGTAAATAAACATTTACTTTATCCCCTCTAACTGGTATAAAACGATACATACTTGATAAAGCAGGTACGTTTTCTTGCGGTTGATAGAACAATTCATTAATTAGTTCTTCTCCAGCGTATGAGTGCGTCATTGACGCAGCAATTACATCAGCCATAATT